ATTACTAGGGCCATATGGCAAACGAGCGGAGATGAGAGAGTAAGATCATGTCATAAGGTACGAGATGGAAAAGAATACGACTTAGAAAAAGGCTTATATTCTTCTTGTGATGGTAAGTGGTTAAGTGTAGGACAAGATTTTAATTGTCGCTGCGTTGCAATTCCTATACTAGAATAATAGATATAATTAACAGAAAGGATTTATATGATAACACTTGACAAAGGTTTCAATGACTTCTCAAAACACATAGACGAAGTAACTGGATTTATGCACATTAATGGAGTTATAGCAAGGTCAGGTATCCAAGAGTATTACGGACTTGAATTATCAGATGAAGCTGAACCAATGAAAAGGTATGCAGTATTTCGTCCTAGTGAAGAGGTATTAAACGAGGACAGCTTAAAAACTTATATCAACGCTACTTTAACAGATAATCATCCTGATACATTTGTAACAGTTGATAACATCAAAGAGTTACACAAAGGAAGTTCAGCAAGTTACGAAACTTTTAATAAAGATGGAATTGATTTTGTAAAAGCTAAATTGATAGTTACTGATAAAGATTTGATAGAAAAAATCAAAGATGGCAAGATTGAGATAAGTGCAGGATACTCTCAAAACTTAGTTAAAGAAGATGGAGAGTTTCAAGGAGTGCCTTATCAATATAAGCAAACAGATATAAGGATTAATCATATAGCCATAGTGGACGCTGGACGATGTGGCAATGGTTGTAAAATAACATCAGATAATAAAGTTATAATTGTAAATGAAAACAAACCAAAAAAAGGAATACATATGGCTAAGTTACTAATCGGTGACATGGAAGTAGAAATTTGTGACGCTACCATGAAGCATATTGATTCTTTGAACGCTAAAATCAAACAGCTTGACGCTGATATGACAGAAGCTGAAAAAGAAAAAGAAAAACTTCAAGCTGCTAAAGATATGGCAGAAGAAGAGGCGAAAAAGGCTAAAGAAGAGGAAATGGATGAAGAGGAAATCAAAAAGCAAGTAGACGCTAAAGTTGAATTAATATCAATTTTAAAAGACGCTGATATTACGATTGACTCTAAAAGTTCAATTTCAGAAATGAAAAAAGCTTATATAGCTTCAGCTTCAAAAGTTGATTTAACTGATAAATCAGAAGTTTATATAGACGCTTCATTTGATGCTCTTATCGATCTTAAAAAAGTTAATGATGAGAAAAAAGAGTCTATTGATAAATCGCAAAAAGACGCTTTTAAAGACATGTCAGATAATAAAGTGGTAACAGACGCAGAAATTAGTAAGTCTATTTTTGCTAAAAAACAAAAATTATTTAGAAAGGTAGGTAACTAAACATGGGTGGAATTATACAATCATCATATGCACAGTATATGGATGAAGTTTTAGAAGGTCAAATATCTAAGGCTAGTATCGGAAATAATATATCAGCGGTTTTAAAAGATGGGAACGTAGGATTTGGACTTGCAGTAGTTCAAGGTGCAACAGATGGACAGGTTGTCTCTCCAACAGCAACGGGCGGTACATTTAGAGGCATTACAGTTCGTAACCTTGAAGTGGTTAATAATGAAAGCGGAGTAGCTGAGTATCAAGCTGACGACTTCATTACATTGAGAAACTTTGGAACAATTATTGTTAAAACAGAAGTAGCAGTTGTTAAAGATGCTCCAGTATTCTTTAGACATACAGCTGGTGCAGGTGGTACTGTTATCGGTGCATTTAGAAGTGACGCTGATACAGCAACAGCAGACTTGATCACAGGTGCTAGATTTAATGCTTCGGCAGGTGCTGGTGAATTGGTAGAAGTTATACTACCATCAATTTATTAAGGAATTAAAATGAGTGAAGCATTATTTTTCGAAGAGCAACGTAGATTTGTTTTAGGTGAAGTGGAGAAAGTAGAATACGGTGAGATGACGGGTAGACAAGCGGTCACAACTGTATCAGAAGGTGGACGTGGTACAACTACAGTAAGACAATATGTTCTTGATCGTGCAGGTGTTATGAAGCTTAGAAGTAACAAAGCAGAAGATTATAACTTAATCGATTTAAGCGGTAGTTACGTAGACGCTCCGGTATTCTTTTCAGAAAGTGGATTTGAGTATGACATAGAAGAACTATGGGCGGCACAACAAGCTAACATGAACTTAGACTCAATGAAAGCCGAAGCAGTTGCAGAAGCTTACGAAGAAATGGTTAATAAGATTATATGGGTAGGTCAATCTGATGTAGGCTTAACCGGACTTGCAAACAATGCGAATGTTGATATTATCACAACAACAGCAGGTGCAGCACTTAATACTTTCACAGCAGAAGAGCAGGTTCAATACTTTGTAAGTGCTTATAACAAGATTTATACATCAACTAAGCAAAAGATTAAGCCTAACACCTTGGCGGTTTCTACTGCTACTTTCTTGTATCTTAATCAAACAGCTTATAGCGTAGTATCTGGATTAACTGTTCAAACTTTGTTAGCTCGTATCTTAGAGATTACAGGCTTAACAATGAATGACGTAATCGTTGCTAATGAACTTGAAACGGCTGGAGCTGGTAGTATTGTAAGAGCTATTTTTTACGATAGAGGAACTAGGAGAGTTCGCTTTAACGAGCCGCTACCATTGCAGTTTCAGCCTACACAACCACGAGACAACTCTTTCAGAGTTCCAACAGTCGCAAAAGTTGCGGGAGTATGGCTTCGCTATCCAAATGCGTTTGAATACCTAGACTATTCAATCTCTTAATTAATCGAGGGGGTGAAACTCCCCCTATATCTCATAAAAACTACTCAAATATAAAACTTAAAACAATTATGTTATAATAAACAAAAAAAGGAGTTAAAATGATAGTAAATTCAAAGTTGGTAAGATTTGTATCATTCGGTAAAATAGAAATTGCACCAGGTGAAAACAAACTTACAGATGAACAAGCAGAAGAGTTAAACGCTCACTTAGGATTTAAAGGTTACGTTAAACGTAAAGAGATTGAAATTATTCAAGATGAAGAGATCGAAGATGAGTTTGACAAAGAAGAGTTTTTATCTATGTCAGATGAAGAAATCGCAGACGCTTACACAGTCAAAGAACTTAAAGCAATTTGTAAAGATTTAGGCATACAAGGCTATGGAAAATTTAAGCAAGATGAACTTATCTTAGCTATACAAGAGTCACTTACAGCATAACCGCAAAATAACAATATCATAGAGTGCTATAATTTAAATAAAAAGGCATTCTATGGTAACCTCACTAAATTTTAAAACACGCTTTCCAGAGTTCACAAGTGAAACAGATGAAAGAGTAGAATTCTTTATAACAGACGCTTATTTAGAAGTTGATACATCATGGGGAACGCTTCAAGATATCGGAGTATCATACTTAACAGCTCACTTATTAGCACTATCAAATAAATCACTTACAAGCTCATCAAGCATAGGACAAGTCGCATCAAAAAGCGTTGAGGGCGTGTCTATATCATACGCTACAAATGCAAACGACTCAACATACCTATCAAGTACTTCATATGGTCAAAGATACTTACAACTCAAGAAGAGAGTTAAAGTGGGCATGGTTAAGCTGGTATGAATGAAGTAAAACTAGACACTAAAAAACTTCAAGAATTAAAAAAAATGTTAAAAGCTACGACTATAAAAGTAGGAGTTCCAGAGGGTGCTGGTGGTTATGATGATGGCTCAACAATCGCAGAAGTTGCATTTTATAACGAGTTTGGAACAGCACGAATACCTGAAAGAAGTTTTATACGTTCAACATTCAACGAACAAAGAGATACTTTTATCAAGTTTATGGGAAGTGAAGCCGCTAAAAGTTTAGAGGGTAAACAGTCAATTAATACAACTATCCAAAGAGTAGGCATAAAAGCACAAAGCGAAATATTAAAAAAGTTTCGTGATAATGATTGGACGCCAAATGCGCCTTATACAGTAGCAAAAAAAGGAAGTTCAACGCCTTTAATAGATAGTGGAAGTCTTAGACAGTCAATTACGTGGGAGGTTAAAAAATGAATATAGACGTATCAGAAGCATTAAGCGAGTTTTTAGAAGTAGTTACACTTAAAAGAAAATCAGCAGGTGGGCGTGATGACAACGGGGATTGGGTAGATGGTACTTTAACATCATCAAGCATTCAAGTAGTAGCACAATCTTTAACAGCTAATGAAAGACTAGCATTACCCGAAGCCGCAAGAACTAAAGAAACGGTAAAATTCCATAGTAAAACAGAACTAAGAACTTTAAACGAAGCTTTATTATTAGATGCTGATATAATCACTTATCAAGGTAGCGACTACGAAATCAATATGGTATTTAATCGTGCAACAAATGGCGGTTATTTTAAAGCGATAGGAATAAGAATATGATAGATTATAAAGCAATTGAAATAGTACTTAAAACATGGATTAAAAGCGTAACAGATTTAGGCAATGCAAATGTGATAAGTCAAAATGATAATCATGGACGACCAACAACTCAATATGCTACTATAAAAGTCTATGATGGTGTAGTTATAGGACACGACACTTACACAACTACAAACGCCCCACTTGATACAGTTGATTTAAACTACTCAGGTGTGAGAAAAATAATGGTAAGCGTAAATATCTACAAAGATGATACGGTATCAGCTATGGAACAAATGGCTAAATTGGTAAGCTCTTTTAATAGGTTGGATACTCAAATGGTTTTCACATCCGCAAAGATAGGCATAATTAATTCAAGCGAAATAAGAGATTTAACCTCTTTAGTAGATAACAATTACGAAGAGCGAAGACAAGCTGACTTTTTTATATATGCAAATGACAATGACGTGATAAATGTTGAAGCGATTATGAGAATAGCGGGGAATGGCTTTGGAGTTGATTACACAGTAAATTAAAAACTCCTATATGTGATAAAATATCTATAATTTAAATTAAGGAAAAATTATGTCAATAAAAAGGTATATAGATGTCGAAATCAAAAAGACATCAGCACTCTTAACGGCTGCAGGATTTGGAGTTCCTATACTATTAACAAATGACGTATCAGTAATCGATACTACTACACGTGTAAAAGAGTATCTAAGTTTAGCAGCGGTTGAGCTTGACTTTGTAGATACTACAGACGAGTACAAAGCAGCAAAGGCTTATTTTAGTCAAGATGCTTTTAACAAAAATCAACCCGAGTCTATGTTGATAGGTTGTTGGGATGAAACGGGATTAGAAACAATCGATGACGCACTACAAGCGATTAGAGATAAGAATGATGATTGGTATGTAATGGGAATTACAGCGGCTATACGTGATGATATTGCAAACTTAACAATATTAGCAACTGAAATTGAAGCATTAAGAAAAGTGTTAATTATAGATAGTAATGATGCAAATACATTATTATTAACTGATACAACATCAATCCTTTATACGCTTAGATTAATGGATACAGACGGTTATAAGCGTACTATGGTAACTTATCATGATGACGCTACTAAATACACTTCTTGGGGTATTATGGGTAAATTTTTACCATTAGGTCCTGGTAAATCTCAAATGGCATATCATATTTTAGCTGACGCTTCAAGTGGTGCTGATTTTATAGATGCGGCTTCAATCACAGAAGTAGAAAAAGACAATCTATTTGCAAATAATGGAAACTGTATGGTTGGACAAAGTGGTCAAGTTTTCTTTTATCCTGGAGTTATGGCTGGTGGTAAAAATCTTGATAGAGAGGGTGAATGGTTTGATATTATCAGGGGTATTGACTTCTTACAAGCAAGAACTGAAGAGGGATTATTAAGTTTACTTCTTGAAAAATCAGCAGCAGGGTCAAAAGTTCCTTATACTGATACGGGTATCGCTATGATGGAAAACAGATTGAGAAACTTACTTGAAGTTTACGGAGTTGATCAAGGTATCTTAGTAGATGGTTCAATTGTTATTTCAGTTCCTAAACGTGCTGATACAACATCAGACGACAGAGACGATAGAATATTAAGAGATGTTGACTTCACAGCAGATTTAGCGGGTGCAGTTGGTAAAGTAATAGTCAGGGGTAAGGTTAGTGTTTAATACACTTACTAATTAAATTAAGGAAAAAATATGTTTGGATCATGGTCGTTTAAAAATGTAAGTGCGATAGTAGGAATTGAAGAGGTTGAGGGTTGGGCTGATGGTGATGATTGTTTAGTAATCGAACCAGCCGCTCCAAGATTTGCAAAGGTAGTCGGTGCAAAAGGTGATGTTACAAGAAGTCAAAGCAATGATATGAGTGTTAAAATCACTCTTAAATTACTTCAAACATCATCTACAAATGCAGTGCTACAAACTTTAGAAACAGCAGATAGAGAAACAGGATTGGGCGTAGTACCTTTTATTTATACCAATAAAGAAACTGGCGAGTCTTACATAGTTAAAAATGTATGGATAGCAGAAATGCCAACAGTAACAAGAGGACGTAATCAAAACGATATGTCTTGGGTGCTCGAGGGTGATGTAGCAGTTCCACTAATAAGCTAAGATATTTTATTTAAATAGTAGTGGCGGAAGATAGACGCTGAATGATGTAAGGATTGATACTCTTTGGTTAGAAACAAGCTAAAGGAATAATAAGACTTTAGATGAACCTGTATTGGTGTTACCAGTCATGAAAAATGCAATCCATCCATAGGTGAAAGTCCTATGGCTACTAATAAGCTAAAAATTATATATAAGAGGTTATAATGCCTCTTATATTATCAAATAAGCCCATAGTTACTCTCCTT